GGTTAGCTGCAAAGCACCCTTACATTAACCCGCGACCAGTGGTTTAGTTGACATGTTAAGTTTAGCAGGGCATGGAAGAAAATGATCACAAGCCCCCAACTTTGGCCGCCATTGCGGCAGATTGGGGCACCAGCGTTGCCTACGTCTCGCGCATGAAGTCTCAAAAAGGCTGTCCGGTCCATAGTCTGGAGGCAGCCCGAGCTTGGCGAGCCGAGCGCGCCCGGGGCGGTGTGGGGTTCCGGTCCAAGTTGGTCAGATCAGACGAGCAAGATGCTCCTCCAGTTCGTTTGCCCCGCCGCAAAAGCCTCAAAGGCATGGAACAAAGTCTGGCAGCGTCAATTGAGATTGAGGAACAGGCCAAGTATCTGGTTGAGGCAGCGATTGCGGCCGATTCGGTAGAAAAGCTGCCGCTACTCCTCCAGACCTACAACAAGGCGAAGGAAGGTCGCATGGCGTCCGAAAAAATGGTTTTGGAGATTCAAGAGAAAGCGCGGGTCTTGGTCCCATTGGATGAAGCCCGAGAGATGTTTGCCAAAGGCTGGGGAGCCCTGCTGGCTCGGCTGCGCGGCCTTCCAACCATTCTGGCCCCCAAGGTCAATCCGCAAGACGATGTGACTGCGGCAGAGATCATCCGTCAGGACATCGAGAGGGCCATTGCTGATGGCCAGAAAGCCTATGAGCAAGCGCTGGCATGACGAGCCGCTGAAGAAGCTGGAGGCCTTCTGCAAGGACACCCTTGCTCCAGCCCCAGACTTGCCAGTGTGGAAGTGGTGCGAACAGCATTGCTACATTCGTGGAGACAACGAGGGCGGGTATTCCACCACCCTGACTCCCTACGTGCGGGAACCCTTGGATTGTTTCAAGGACAAGAAGATCGAGGACTTGGTGCTTTGCTTTGCGGCCCAAACCGCCAAGACCACCGTTGTCATGGGAGGCACCGCTTGGCTGCTGGTAAACGATGCCAGAGACACCCTTTGGGTTATGCCAGACAAAGAGCTGGGAGGCTCTTTTTCCAGAAACAGGTGGATTCCGTGGGTCGATGATTGCCGCCCTTTGGCTGACTTGAAGCCATCCAACCGCAATCTGTTCACGACCAGAGAGCAGCGCTTTGCTCGATGCGCGCTTTTTTTCGTCGGTTCGAACAGCGCCAGCCAGATTTCCTCCCGTCCTTGCGGCGTGGTTCTGATGGATGAGGTCGACAAGTTCGGCCTTCGCAATGACAGGGAGGCCGGTGCCCTCAAGAATGCCGAGGAGCGGACGAAAAGCTTTAATTTCCCGAAACGTATTAAAACTTCGACCCCTACCATTTACTATGGGGAAATCTGGCAAGAGTTTATCAAGGGGGATGCCCGATACTTCTACGTGCCTTGTCCATGCTGCAAGACCCCGATCCGGCTTTTGTGGAAGCAAATCCGGTGGTGGAAAGATGATCCTGAAGAGGCCAAAACCGATGGGGACTGGGATATGGAAAAAGTGCGAAAGAACACGCACTACGTCTGCCAAGAGTGCAACCAAAGCTTCACGGATGCCTACAAGACCGGCATGTTGCAGGCTGGTGAGTGGCGCCCGAGCAATCCGCAAGCGGAACCCACCCGCCGCAGCTACCATTTGAGTGCGCTCTATGCGCCCTGGAAGCAAACCCGCTGGGGCAACTTGGCTGTTCGATGGCTTCAGAGCAAAGCCACGATCGACGGACGCCAGAATTTCATCAATTCGACGCTGGCAGAGCCATTCGACGGCGAAAACGCCTACGATGAGGATCCGATAGCCACCGAGGCCTACATACCGGCAGACATCCAGCGCGACCGCGTGCCGTTGATGACGGTGGACGTTCAGCAGCCGGGATTTTGGTGTGTGATCCGCGCTTGGGCCAAGTCTGGAGAGAGTTGGTTGCTGCATGCGGGGTATGTCCACACCATCGAGGAGCTGGACGAGCTGCAAAGGAAGTATGCCGTGGAAGCAAATCACGTGCTGATAGACGTCGCTGACCAAACCAACCTCGTTTGCAAATGGGTTGTTGATAGAGACTGGCGCGGTGCGTGGGGCAGTAGCAAAAATGGCTTCGTCCACAGCCTGCCCAACGGCAACAAAGTGCAAAAACTGATTTCCCCAGTCCAGTGGCGTGATCCGCAGCTCGGAACTGTCCACCAGAGCGAGCGAAACCCCCGCGCCCGCTACGTTTTCTGGGCCAACGACCCCGTGAAAGACATTTTGGCGGTGATGAGGCATCAAGAGCCCCGCCGCTGGCACGTCCATGGCGATATTCCTCCCGAATACACCAAGCATTTGAACGCCGAGATCAAAATCATGCGCCAGAACCCGCGCACCGGCCGTTATCAGGTGGTTTGGAAGCAAGTCCGCCGCGCCAACCACCTTTTAGACTGTGAGGCCATGCAAATCGTCTGCGCTTTGGCAGGAGGCCTGATTGTGGAGGACAACGAGAAGTATGCCAACGCGCAGGGGGCGCTCAAGCTGCACGAAATGAATTGACCCCAGCCCACTCGGGCTGGGGTCTTAGCACAAGCACTGCAAGCAGCGCTTAAGATTCAAGGGTTAGCATGGAAAAACGCTTTGGCAAATCCTAACGGCGTAACAGATCGAATTTCCTTTGTTTTTTCGCTTTTCCCACCTGTATTCCAGTGTATCGGGCTGTAATTGTCTCCGTTGTAGCAGGTTACACTAACCGGAGCGCAGGGCTTTTTATTTGGGAACCGAAATTTGCCCCAAAGCCCCGTTTTTTTACGATAGGAATCGTTGGGCGGTATCAAAGGATGCGAATGGGACTTTTGTCCTGGCTCCAACCACCCCCCAAATTCATAAGGATGAAAATAGGTGGGGCCATAGAATAGCAAATCGTTGACCAAGCTAGGTAGTCTGCCCACAGGATTTTCAATGACCCACCAATGTGGATTGCAGCTGTGAATAATTTGCAGAGTCTTTTGAACTAGCGCGACGCTCTGCGCCGTGCGCCCATCTTGGTCTTTTTGTTTCCAATATTGCGCCCCGCTCCCCGCAAAATCAGTGCACGGAGGAGCAGCCAGAACTCCATGGACCGGCCCAATGGAGGCAATCCAACGCTGATCAATTTGCAAGATGTCGTGACCGCGCTTTAAGTCCACGCACACGACATTGTAGCCCGCTTCGGCATAAAAGCTTGGCCAGTTGCCCGTGTAATCAAACAGGGACAAAACGGTGCGCTGCATTACTCGTCGCCTGTATCAACCTGGTTGGCGATCTTGTCCGTGTCCCAATTAATCAGTCCGGCAAGCACCCATTCTGCCATGGACTGCACAAGCCATTTGTCTTCAGGCTTTGTGTCGCCCTTGTCTTTGATGATTCGCATCAGATCTTTGACTTTTGGATTGATCTGCTCAAAAAAAACATCGGCAGCCTTTTGGTGCTGCTTTTGATATTGCGCCTCAATCTTGTCCAGTTGCTTCTTGTAGTTGTTGTTCATAAAGTCGGTCTAGCTCTTCTTCGTCATCAATACCCAGCTCGTCACGGAGGGCCTCGGGCGCTTGATCGCGAGGGCTGTAAGTGTTATCGACGCATGTTCCGTCGGGATTGGCAAGAAACTCGCCACAAAAATCATTGCCCGGTTCATCGAAGGTCAGGCGCAGCGGCTTTTGCACTAGCTTGGACAATGCGGCAATGACAGGAGTAGGAGGCCCCCATGCAGTATTAAATCCAATTCCTTCATCCTGAACGTGTCCATCGTATGAGTTCCATTTTGTTCCCCAATGACGGATTCGCCAATCATACCATCCGTCCCCGTTCAGTAAATTTTGAGCCATCGGTATGATTTTTTGGAAATCCAAAAATGTTTCCGGATATCCGCAATCAGGAGCCAAGCATAGCTCTTCATCGTCGGACAAGGGCACATCGCTGATGAATGGACTTCCACGCATCTTGGTCGTTAGGTATTGTTCAAACACTGACATATCTCCGTCAGGAGCTTGCAGGTAGTTCCAGCAGTGGTTAGGCATAGGTTGGTATTTGCACCGAGTGGTGCAGGTCTATTAGTTTAAGGTAGATGGCCAGACGAGTTACGTCGGCCGTGTTACGCGCCCCGAACCGGTCGTGTATCATCTGCCGGAATTTTTCGACAGTCTTGACACTGACATCGAGATCAGAAGCGATTTCTTTGTTGGTCTTACCCAAGGCAACAAGTGCGGCTGTTTCAGCCATTCGATCCGTCATAAGCGGATGAAAACGCGGATTATGAGATATGTTCATTGAACGAAACGCTGTAACCAAGCTGCTCAATAATGTCAGCCACCTCAGGCTCGTCAGCGAAGCCCCGTTGTATTATTACAGCTTTGTTAGTGTGGTTAATATTGACGATCGTCCCGCTTCGCGGGATAAGCCATGATCCTTTGTCTTTGATGCAAGACATCATCATGCGCGTCCATTGCTTGGCATTTGCGAGGCCAGCGTCGGTAGTTAGGTCGTAGTTCATGGTTTGTTTCATATTCAGAATGCCCAACGATGCTTGACCCAATGTGTTGTTTCTTCAGATGCAGAACGCAATTGCACTGGGTAGGGAGCATCAGCTCGCTTGGCGACAAGGCCCTCGTAGAGCGATGCGCCAACCGCCCGATTTTCCGACTGAAGAGTGATGTAGAGTTCATCAATGACCTCAGGGATAAACCCCTCCAAAGTATAGAGGGCGTTCTGAACTGGCGCACCAAACTGCCAAGGCTTCCAGCTGGGAAGCGCTTTTAAGCGATTTAACAGTAGGGCCTTGCGGTCGGTGTAAGTATCCTTGCGCTGTTTGGGACTGGGAAGGTAGTCAAAGATGACCAAGCTTCCGCGCCCAAGCTGTAGCCGTCGTTCCAGCGCCTCACAATCCAGCCACTCGGGAACGTCTGCATTGGCAAGAATGTCCAAAACGGGCTTGAAGCATTCTTCAATGGAGAGCCTTTCTCCATGTCTGTTATACATGCGGCCGCTGGGAGCGTGGATGATAGCCCGCCACCCATTGAGCTTTGGCTCATACATCCACGTCCCAGTTTTTGGTCGCGCCCGCTCCAGCGGCCCGCCGTTAATAGGGCGGGCCGGGTAGGAGGGCATGTCCATCAGTCCTTTTTCCTGCCCTTGGTTTTGACTGCAGCCACAATGGGGCAAATCAGATCGACTGCACGATTCTCATCGACAGTTAGAGCTGTGTGCCTGGCCACATGGAAATCAGCCGTGGGCTTGATTACGGATTTTGCCGTTAAGGCATCGCTGGCGCCGTATTTGGTAAAGATTGCCTGCAAGTCTTCAATCAGCTCTTGCGCGCTGTCTTGGGGCAACTTATCGCCATCGACTTTGAGTTCAAATGATTGCCGGAAAAAGCGCTGCGTGCGCTCTTCCCCCAGTGTCTCGATCAGGTCGGATTCCGCCTTCTCTGTGATGGCCCTGTATCGGCCTTTGTCGCCAAACGACACCAGCAATGAATTGCCGGAGTTGTCTCGCGCTTCTATGGAAGAGGCAACATCATGCCTTCCGCTGAACAGCTCAAAATAGTGCTCTTGAGCGCGTCCACGGATTTCGCTTTTTTTGATGTTGGCCGATGCTTCCAAAGCCTCCAACTCTTCGGTTTCGCTGAGAATGTCAGAGACAAGCTTAGCGATGTCGCCATCAGGGTCCGGCAAAACAGGATACTCTGTCTTGGTTTTTCCAGACGATTTGCTGGCGATGCCACCGAGGTTGAGCTTCACGATGCCCGCCGGTTTTGCCGGGGGCTTTTTGGTTGCTGTAGCCATGGTTGTTAAATGGGGCGAGTGCCCCGAAAGTTTTTAATCACCCCTCCATTCTTGCGCGAACTCCTCTGGCGTCCCGCGCCAAACAAATGGCGGCTCGCAGACAAGATCGGCATGAGCGGTAACGACAACTTCCTCAGACCCTTGCAATCGCATCAGGAGTTCTTTGTCGTTAACCACATCGCCAATGACGATGTGAGGGTAAGTGATGCGGCCGGTGTGCAGCGGAAAGCCAGATGCTTCTTTTGCCAAGCTTTTGACGGCCACGGCGTTGAATGGTGTCTCCATCGCAAGGCTGCAGTAATCGGAGAGATCGTTGCTAATTGTGCTCATAGGTTAGTAGTTGTTGGTGTTAGAAAAAGGCCTCTGCTTAGACTTGCCCATGCTGTGCTCGTGGATTGTGCGCTGCACAAATCCAAACGGGAACCTGGATTGGGAGTGTTTGAGAACCCACAAGTGGTATTGGTTGGCCGTGTCAGTCAGGCGCGACTCGGCCGGATACAGCTCGACCGCCTCGTGTTCCGTCCCAACCAGCATGTTTTTGATGGTTTGAAGCTCTCGCCAGTCGTGGATTGGCTCCCGATCAATTCTTTTAATCGACAACCAAATCATTTCCGGCCAGCCCTCGGCATACACCTCGGCATCGCGCCGCAACACCTGATATGTGTCGTTTAAGAATACCTCGCCGCGCGTGCTATCGGCAATGAACTCCAAAGCTTTTTCGCGGGTCAGTTTACCGACCGTCATGACGGCTTGGATTGTGTCCTCGTCAGTAGGCTCATACAGAGCCGGTTTGAATGGGGTCATAGAGTAGTGCCCTTGGATGGGTGTTTATCGACATGGGTGCGGCAGGCTTGGCGGATGATTGATTCCAGCTTGTCGAGGGTGTCCGCGCTGACACGGGCGAACTTGTGGTGGCGGGACTTTTTGGCGTGGTCAAGCAGGTAGGCTTTGACCTTGGAGCGGCAAAGCAGACTGCTACTGATGCGGGTGGTTTCGGTGGTTTCCATAAGTTGACAGAGAGAAAATGGTATGGCTTTCAATCCTGCTCCTACTGTGTTCTTCGGAACGACGTATTCTGAGAACGGAACTGTTATGAGTGTTCCTATCAGCGCGTTTCCAGAGCTTTCGGCGGCAGAAGCCGATGCTGCGACGGGCGATAGCCGCAAACTTATTTGGGCCTTGATCGACAAGCTCTGCACGACCTATACGAATCTTCCGACTGCAGATCGTCCTTCGAAAATGCGTTTGTCAAAATCTTACGGACAGGTTGATCCTGCTACCGGAGCTTTCACGGCGAGCTACAGCATGACCTTCAACCTGACGGCGTCGGGTCTGGAGTTGGCTGACGAGTAAAGTGCGGCCACCGCACCCGAAAGTGCGATGACCGCTGATCAAGCAGACTTAGTCTGTTTGACCTTCCTCCGAGCTGGAGGTTGGCGTGGTCGGAGTTCCGGCCACAGCTCGCGGACGAGCCGCAATGACAGCACGGCATCTATAGCCAAGGCGATTAGCCTCGACTTAAGACGCTTAGCGTCAGCGTGCTCCCAGGGTCCATGGTCGCTCATAGAAGGTCGCAGGCGATGTTACGCGCGCTAACCTTCAGCTTGAGGAAAGATTTTTGGAGCTTGATTCCATTGCGGAACCATTGAGCCGGAATGTTTTCCACAAAGTCGTCTCCGCCAATGTGGCCGTCTTCGGGTCGGCAGCCATCAGCATAGCACACTTCATGGTAGCCATTAGCCGATTTGAGATCGGGATCTGTGCAGGCCATGATGTATGCGCCGCTGTCTTTAACCAAATACAAAGTATCAGGCTTGAGCCGCTCGCGGCCGGTGTATGCCTCGCTGCAAGTCTCGGAGTGAGCCGTTGTGTGTTCGACTATGGCCCGCAACGAGGGGTCGTTAAGGTCAAACAAATATATCATGGCCTAAACCACCTCTTGGCGATTCGCCGAGCGCGCAGCCAGCGCTGGACGACATTGAGTCGGCGCGGCAGTGCAGGCTTCCACAGCCTCATGTAAAACGAGGCCGGATAGATGTTGTCGCCGTAAGACTCGCGGACGATTGGAACTTCAGGCAGCCTCATTGGATGTGACGACGCGTAAGGTTATACTCAGCGTCTTTCATGAGTTCCATCATTCGCGGCATTTGATTGGCGAGCGAGTAGTAAGGCTCAAAGATCAGGCCTATTAGTTCCATGTCGGCAGCATTGCTTGGCTCTGACTCAGCGATTTGAGCTTTGGCAAGAGCCAGAGCCTGACCGACAATATAACGCCCACGCATCGAACCAAACAACTCGATGGCGGCATTTTGACGTTGCTCATGATTGAGCGATGCGTATTTGTTCATGGTAAAAATGAGGGGCCGTAGCCCAAGTAGTAGCGGCCATTAGAGTAGCCGGAATGAAAGCCAGTCTTCGGGTTGTATGTGCCGAAATACGCGCCGCCATCCCTGCCACGCCCGGAAAAAAATCCGGATCGCGTGTCGTATTGCCCAAACGAATAGAGGCCGTCGCTAACGGATGAATACATCTGTGCATGGCCGAGGTGAGCCAAGGCCAACAAGATTGCCAATGCTTTCATTTGCGCTCCAAGATTTCTATGGCGTCAGCAATAGCCCGCCCGTAGCCGGCCGCACTTTGTGCAAACGCTTCTTTAAGAACGGCAAGTGCGCTGGCAGTGGCAAGATTGTCCACTACGTAGGCCTCGTTTGTTCTTGAAATTTGCTCGGCCGCAACAGCAAGCCGCTCGACTTGTTTGACCAAAGCGGGCACCGTGCCCTCAATAAATCGGACTCCCCGATTAGTTGACCAAAAATCAATCATCGTCGGCCTCCGTTTCCCATGTAAGTTGTAGTGGTTCAGTTGTGCCAGGATAGTCGCGGCGTTCATATTGGTAGTAGTCTACGCGGGCTTCGTTTTTCACGAGGTCGTAGACAACGGTGTCGCCATAGTCGCTGCCGTCTCCGGCTCCGGAATAGCTGTAGTTGTCCCACGCCCAAGTGTCGATTTCCTGCTCGAATTCGATAACCTTGGCGGGTCGCTGCGGAAAAGCCACATACGCAGACTTTTTCTTGCGCGATTTGCGCGGTTTTTCGTGACATCGAACAGTAAGGTATGACTCATCGCTGCCGCCGCTGAAGTGCAAGGCGATTTGCTCAACCCGCAGCTTCTTTGCTGTGGCGACGAACCTTCGTGGTAGCGGTTGTGGTTCTATGTTCATTGGTAATGATTAGAGGGTGAATGATGCTTTTTGTTCCGACCCGCAGCATCCAGTTGGCGGGTTGTTGTGCCAGCGGCAGCAGCCAGTCCTTGGGCGTGGGTATGAACCCGCAGTCCTCAATAACATGCTGTTCTGCCAGCAGTTTGGTCGGCACTCCGCGCTGTCTTTGTGTAGCGCATCGTGCCGACCTCGGATAAATAACGTGCCCAAATTTGTCACAAGCCCACTGCACGCCAGCGCTGTGGTGCCGAAGCGCCCGGTGAGTCCAGTCGCCGGTGAATTGCTTGGTTTCGTCAAACCACTCGTGCAACTCGATGTAATCATCGGCATGGCCGCCATACTTGGCAGCACTGCTTTGAGCGTGTTTGTATGGCGTCATACACGGGCAATGGCGTCAAGACCGACCTTGTCTAAATCCACGGGATCGCTTCCATCGGAATTTTTAATTCCCCCGCAAACCCCTTGTGCGGTGTGGCAGAGCTTCATTTTGCCCTTGGGCTGTATCCAGTCCTCAAAGTAGATTGCCCCGTCGTTTCCTCGGCGAAACGGACATTGAGCCATGCGGGTGGTCTGTCCGTTCTCAATCAGCAACAACATGATTGCTTCCTTGCGATCCGGCCGTTCGCTGGGTGCGCGCAGTTCGCCTTTGACGTAAGGAGCAAACCACACTTCTTGCACGGTGACAAACCACGGCATGCTTTGTGCCATGAATGCCAATGCCTGCCGCTGGCGCTCTTTGTCTCCAGGCAAACCAATGACGGCGACACCTATATCTTTAGCTTGTTGCTGCAACGCTTCCGGCAAGTGAGCGACCGCCGTCATTGCAACGGGGTCTAAAGTCCCCGCTTGCGACAGAATATGCTGGGCAGTCTTTTTAGCCTGCCTGAATGTTCTGAATTTCATCGTTTTCATAGAAAAATCCAAGTAATCCAATTCTTCGGCCCATACTGCTTGTTGGTTCATTAGTTGGACCGAGTGAGTGTTTCAGTAAGAAAAACAGCACACGTGTTGTTGGTAAGGACCAATACGTAAAAGCCGTCCGCGGGCGGCGGCGGAAGATGCGGCATGTCAAAATTGCCGCGCCATTCATTGATGTATTCGCGGTTTGCCATGGCCAGCATAATGGGAGTCGGTTCATCGCCAGGGTCGAATGACTGGCGATACTCATCGACTTCGTCTTGGCCGCGCATGGTATACGCTGCCGTCAGCCCCGTATCGTCATGCAAGTCGCAGACCAAGAAGACGGCATCTTTCTGAGATGATGCCTTGAACCGCGCTTCGTTTTTGAAGCGGGTGTAAAGCTCAACTGCCGGTTGCAGTCTAGTAATCGTCTGGCTCGATAGGTTCGCAGGTTTCATAGAAGGGGTTGTAAAGGACTTCTGCCCGATAACATTTGAGGCGTTCGTCGTGACACTTGGAGCAAGTGCCGGTCAGGTAAATGCCGCGCGCATCGTATTGGGCCTCGCCGGTAAGCCCGCTTCCACAGGAGCAAGGAATGGAGTTGAGCGTGGTCATAGTTCGTATGAGTAAGAAGCGTCAAGTTCCTCCACGTAAGAACGCATGGAGGAGTTAAGCTGTGTTTGATCTTCGGCGAAATGCATCGCCCTGATCAGCCCGTCAGCATCAGACGGGACGTAGGTGCTGATAATGCGAAACCCGAGCAATCGGCTTCCGGCGTAGGCCAAGGCAAACCCCAGCCAGATACGTAGTTCGTGTAGCAGTGTCATTTGGAAAGAACGCGGGTGACGAACGAGACAAGCATCGGAACAATCTTGTCAGCATCATCCCAGCTAACACTGACGAAGCGACCCTTGCCAAACGATCGCTCGCCGTTGCGACCGCCGATAACAATGCCATACACCTCGATGCTCATGCGTCGGCACAGATCGACGATTTCTTTGAGCTTTTGGATGTCGGTTTCGCCATCACCGATACAGATCATGATTTTGCGCGGCGCCTTGTCGATGGAGTCCATGTGCTTGGCCGCCGCAGCAAGAGCGATATCCTCTTTTGTGCCTCCACCCATGCAGTCGATCGTCACTTGTGGCGTAGAGCCGTAGTAGTGCACATCGTTGCTGTGTCCATAAGAATGGACACGCACGGCATTACCTCCACGCCGCAGCGCCTCCGAGAGCAGGCAAGCCGCCCTCTTGAGCGGGACAGAAGCAGTCTGATGCTGAAGCGCCTTGAGGCGCTCGACGCGCTCTGCCACGGTGATGTTGACATCGGGGTCAGCCCAAGTGCCGCGATCCAAGTCACAGCCGGTCGATCCGCTCAAGTCGGTCAGGATACCAATGGCGATTTCGCGGGACTCGGTAACAACATCGTTACGGTAAAACACGGATGTTTCACCGCACGGGATTTCCCACAGCTTGCCAGGATCCAAGTGACCGCTTTGGCGGCCGAAGCTCGGCGTGATTTCATCATGGCTGTAAATTCGACACAGCTGCGACAGCCGGTCGATGACGCCTTCGTAACCTCGCAAGAGAGCCTGCACCGCCATTTGTGCGTGCACCGGAGTGCGGCTTGACCAGTCACTGAAGTGAGTTTTCTTGGCGCGAGTGGCCAGTTTGCCACCAGCCTTGCTGGAATCATCTTGGTCTGCCAAGTCACTTACGTCGTGCGCCCTGCCGTCAATATCTCCTAGCGCTGTATCGTTGGTAATGCTCTCCCCCGAGATGTCAGAGGTGCCGATTCTGCCGCGCGCCTTATCAAGCAAATCTTTGCTTGGCTTGGGCCGCGCCGGAGGAGGAGGTTGCGGCGCTCCGTCACCACTACCGCTGCCACTTCCGCCTTGCGGGTTTGGCTGCGGCTGTTTCTTGGGTGGCGGTTTAGGCGGATCAAGCTTGCGCAAGATTTCCGCTGCGCGCTGGGCAGCAGCCCACCGCTCGTGCGATGTAGTGGCAGAGCCAAACTCCGCCATCGCTTGCCCGATCACTTCCGCGATATCTTGCGGTGCAACAATAGGCTTGCTGGGATGCAGGATGTTCCATGCCATGGCCGCCGCCGCACATTGCGATGGCGGCGGGCCTTGTGGCATGTCATCGGGAACCACTACGCCATTGCTGGGACTCGGAGCCGCCTTGACAAGCCCCGCCTCGATCTCGGCACGATAAGACTCGTCCGAGTTAAATGCGTTGGAGGCCGCAAAATATACGGCCGCCCCGCGATAGTCTGTTAACAGCTCACTTTGCGCAATGTCAGCCTCGACGGCCGACCAGACAACACGAGCGTGTTTGTCTGTGCTTGCGGCCGCCGCTTGGCGCACCGCTTTGGCGGTGGTGCGTTTCTTGGCCGCCGCGGTCAGCGCTTCGCCGACAAGTGCATCGCTGCGCTTGTCTTCGTTCCACTCGGCGCGGGCGTCACCACGAGTGATGGTGTCGGGCGACAAGACAACGAGATCATCGTCGTTTGTCGCGTTCCCATCCGACCATGCCACCTTGAGCGTTTTGTCCACGCCTGTGACGGATGTGCGGATTGCGTTGGTGGACCGCGCTACTGCGGCCAGTGCCGTCTCCAGCTTGTCGGCTGTAGAAGACCGCTTTTTACGTGAGCTGTAGCCACCCCAATAATTACGCAAGTGTGAGGAAGCGGAATACTTCGACTTGCTGTATTCATCGGAGTCAAAGAGATAGTCGTCAGACCAGTCAGACCATCCCTTGTCGTCGTAGGAGTATTTTTCAGAACGCTCACGCCTAGCCTTGTCGGCTCCTTGTGCACGTTGCTTGTAATAGTCCAGATAGCTATTAGCCATGTTTGATGTTTGCCCGATGCCTGCAAGCAGGCGATCCGGTCGGGCGCCGGATTTGCATTACAGCCCGCAGGTGAGCTGTATGGTTTGCAAGACCTGTGCTCGCTCGGAGGACTCGCCCCCTTCGGTGTCGAACTTCGGAACAACGGTGAAGTTCATCGCTTGGCCCGGCGTCATGCCCATGGCAATGAGCCAGCCAGCAGCGAGGAGCTGCCTTGTCGAGACCGCTTTGGACAATGTCCCGCCGAAGCCGCTGGCCTTGGCACGAATTGTCTCGGCGACAGTGGCCAATGCATTGGCATCGGCGGTCTTGATACCGCACCGATCGCTGAGCAGTTTGGACTCCTCCTTGCGGGTGAGGTAGTTGACCTCCAGGTGATACGGGAACCGCGACTCCAGCGCTTCGTCCAGCCGGTATGTGCCGGTGAATTGGGCGCCGATGTTGGCAGTGCCGATAAACGTGACGTTATCGGCAACACGGACAATGCGCTGCAGACCCTCGACGTGAACTTCTTTGCGATGGTCGAGCAGCGGCATGAGTGCATTCCATACCGGAGGAGTGGCGCGGTTCACTTCGTCAAGAAGTATGACAGCACCGGGTGTCTCAATGGCGCGAACAAATTCGCTCGGCGCGAAGAAGGTTTGGCCATTGGCCACACCCTTCTCACCGAAGATGTCGATAGGTTCGCGATAGAGCACGAGGTTGAACTCGAAAAACGGCGCGCGGCCGATTGCCGAGGTGTAGCGGGCAAGATCCGTCTTGCCGCAACCGGCGGGGCCGGTCAGCAGCACGTTGCGGATTTTGCCATTGGGTATCTTGAGCACTGCTTCGAGCAGCGTCTTGGCGATGTCCGACACGACAAAGGTCTTGTCGATGTCGGGAACAACGAGCAGTTGCGCGTTAGCAGACGCCGCGGCAACACGACCGAGGCGCACGGCCTCGGTCAGTTCGTCACGGGTTGCTTGAACGCGCCACGCTCCATTGCCGATACCAAGCTGTTTGACCAGCTTGCGGAGTTGCGCGACATTGAGTGCATCAATGTCGGGCAGCGTGGTTGTGTCCATCAGTTGTTGGTGAAGGGGCGCAGCTCTTCCGAGACTTCGCCCAAAGCGGCTTTGAATCCGCGCGCAGCCAATGCTTGATGCGTTTGACACATCGAGACAATGAGCTTGATGGCGTGGGCTGCCTTGCGGACAGCTTCATCGCCCTCGCGCGGACTGAAGGCAAACACAGCGAGTTGCAAAACATAACGAGGAAGGGACGCTTCATCGAAAGCCCCCCTGTCGATCATGGCTTGCACCAGCCCGCTGTCATCAGGGAACATCTCGTTGAACTTGTTCAGCGCGAGTTCCGCCATTTCATCCATCATGGCTTCAGTGGGTAGTTCCATTGTTGGTTTGTGGGTTGCGTCGGTTCTTCCGACAAAAAATTGGTGGGCCGCCTCGCCCCACCGCGAGACGGCCCTGTGCAAACGCAGCGATTGCTGCGGCCCATGCACAAAAAAATCAAAAAATTCTTACGTAAGAGGGGACGGGACCTGGATCAGCAGATCCTCAATCTCAAAATGCGGAGCACCGCAAAGCGGGCAATCGGCCACATAATGTCCGGTCTGCCCGCTTACGGATACCGGCGTCACGTAAAGGCCTTTGTTGGACGATTCAAGCGCTTCAAGCAGTTCGTAAGCATAGGCCAAGGCCGCCCTGAAATGCTCGGTGCGGTATTGTCCAGGGCAATTTTCATCTGCTTGATTTGCCAGTTCGCGCAACGCGTTTTGCAATGCGATGGTGGCGTCGTGGTTCATAAGGCTCTCCCATTGGCAACGATGACGTTGCGCAAGATGCTTTGTTGGCCCCGCCGATTGGTCAGCTTCTTGTGCCGCTTGTATTCGTCGGGACTCATTAGGCAAATGGACGAAGTGGTTTTGTCGTTGTAAATCATGGCGCCCCTGTAGCGCGCGGTCGGCAGCGCTTGAGCACAGGCCAGACACGTAGACAAACCGAGGTTGGCGCGCGCCGATTGCACGCGCCCTCCGCAAGTGTTACAGCTCATTGACTAGGGTCGGACGCCAGTAGACATCGACTTCCATTCCGATGCCAAGGGGACCTGGAACGCTGGACAACTCCTCCAGACTAAAGTCGCCTCGCTCGGACTCAAAGCCTTTGACAAGGCCGTAGGCGATGTTGTTGTCGGGGTCCCACTCGCAGACATACCATGTCCACGAGCCGCACGGGTCGAAAATTTTGACGCGCGCCAGCTCAGTGTTGTAGTTTGCGCAGACGGGAACGCCGCGCAGGAAGCAAGCTTGGCGGAAAATCTCCAGCTTGCGCGGGCCGTAGGTAATACCACTCTGGTCGATGTGGTGATACAGCCCTTCGGTATCAGGGATGATGGTCATGCGAACTGGCGCCACACGGCGCGATTGACAAGCAGATCGAACGGACGCCAGGTCAGCAAAGACCAAGGCTTGCGGATGGGATGTTTGCCCTTGCGCGGAAGGTTATTGCGTTTGGGCCAGTGGTGGCGGGTTTTGTGTTTGCCCATAGTGGTGATTGAGTATTCGTAGGTTGTGGATGGACTGACGGAGGTGATGACGCACAGTGGTCCGCACCTCGGGTTTGGGATGATGGCGAGCAGCAAGCAAGGCGGTGACGCGCTTGGCTGTCTGCTCGTGATTGAACGGAGTGGGCAGGACGATGATGTTCATGCCCACGTTTTGCTTCCCACAGCGGTGACGTTGGCGCCCACCTGCAACTTGATGGGGTCGCCGGTATCCAAGGCCACTTCATGCAAAGAGACTTTGCCAGTGAAGTGATAGCCCACGGAGCCGCTCTGGAATTGACGCGCCGTAGCGGTGAGAGTGCCGACAGCGACATCGCGGCCATCGTGACCGGCGTAGCTGACGCTCACTTTCAACGCGGGCGCTGAAGCAATAAACAGCGCTTTGTTCATGGTTTTGGTTTTCTAAAAACGCTCTTACGTAAGAGCGCGTTGGGCCTGGCATGCGTGATCCGCAACAGGCAAAAATTTGGCAGGCGGCCGAAGCCGCAACGCCCGATGAAAGATTCATCTCGGCCCGAGCAAACTTTCCATCGCCGCTCGGGTTGACTCCCCGTGTTACGCGCGTGGTCCACGGGTAACTGCCAAAGTGACAGACAGCGCGCTTTTCAGAGGGTCATAGCCAGATGCCCTGTGCAGGGTCTGTCCTCTGCCGATATACGCGCGGCACGGTGTTGCCGCCAGCGATGGCTGGCTGTCTGAAAAATCACGGACGGTGCCGCGACAAAAAATGGGTGGCGCGGGGGTTTGCGTTCCCCCCGCGCCCAATCGCGCGATTACATCACGCGCGGCGGCGACTAAGCCGCTTTCTTGCGGGACTGCTTGGGCGCAGCTTCGCCGTCGAGCACTTTCATGAGTGCCTCGATGACGGGCGCCGGATTGTCCAGCTTTTCGAGGACTTTGGCGAGGCGTCGGACGCATTTGAGTCCTTCTTCCTCGATGTCCTCTTGTGACTTGCCGTCGGGATTGAAGTCTCCCTGCACGACATTGTCGGGTGTCGCCGTGTCGGCCGTGTCGTCGGCCTTCTTCTCCTCCGTCTGGGCGGCGGGCTTGTCCTTCTTGGGCTTGTTATAGTCAGCCAGGGACATGCCGTTGTCGGCCCAGCAGTTCAGCTCGCCTTCGTTGCCGTTGGTCACGGCATCTTGGATGAGCTGGAACGCCTGCTTGGGCTTGGCCGCCGCGATCTTGGCGATCCCAACGCAGTTCTTGAACGTCAGCCCGTCGTATTCGGCCTCGGTGAAAGCACCGGACTCGACATACGCATAGGCCTTGTGTCCATACGTTGCGTTGGAAATCGTGCCGCTGCTGATACCAGCATCGCGCAAGACTTTGGTGACGGATTCACCGCGCGGCACTTGCAGCGCGATAAAGTGGAACAGCTTGCCCAGTTCGCTGAACATGCGACGATACGCCTTGTCGCGGCTCGCAAACTCGGAGATGCGCTGTTCCTGCTTCATTTGAACGATTGCGGACGCCTGAAGCGGAACGTCTGCGTTGGTGGTGGCTTTGGCCATTGTTACCTCCAATAAACAGCAAGCCCTTACGTAAGAGCTTGGCTGTCGGTTTTGGCGCGATACGCGCAAAGTGGCAAATGGCCGCCACAGCGACAGAGACAAGGAGGCCATAACGTCAGAGACGATCTGACGGACGGCGCTTGCCTCCCGCGCGACCCGGAAAACGCGGGTCGCGCGGGAAACAAGAGATGGGCCGTCCATCGGGCGCGGGGGAGCTGACGCTGTTGTTAACTGACAGCCGCCGAGGCTCTCTGGCTCCTATCAACACGCTTTCGGCGTGCCTACGGACGCTGGTCGATTCTCCCTCATTTTTGTCGTGAGGATCGCTCACGCCTGCGATTAGCAGGCGCGGAGTCGGTGATCGTCCGATGCGATCTGACCAGCGGGGCCAAGCCCGCGCCCGTGTGAATTGCGAGCGGGGCGAGCATGGCGACCATGCAGGCTTGGCCGTGCAATTTCACGGACGGCGGAGACTTCCGGCAGATTGCGCTCGATAGAGCGTGAAGCCAGTGTAAGCAAGTGCGCGGTCTTGAACCTATGGTAGGCGCCGCGCGCCCGGATACAGCCGTGGCCAGGGTTGCCGGAAACATCCCCGCGCGCAAACTCTTACGTAAGAGCCTGCGCGCGAAAACGCTTGCGTTCCCCGGAAACTTAATTCCTCTCTTTCCACAATAGAGAGGCGATCCTGCCAATTAGATAGCGCATTATCGCCGGTAGGCGGCAATGCGCGTGTCCATTTAGCGGAGGGAGCAACCTTCCCGCAAATCCGCGCGCAAGCGCGCGGGGGGAAAATCTTTTCACACTCTCCACAATAGAGAGGCGATCCCGCCAATTAGATAATGGCTTATCGCCCGGCAAGGCCGCGCCGGATCGGGACAAAAAGAGGCCGCGCGGGATCACTCCCGCGCGGCCGTGCGTTGCGCGCTTGCGTGCGCGCTTGCGTGCCTATGCTTGCGCTTCCGCGCGCGCGCGCTCTTCCGCGCGCGTTGCAAGCCAATGCGCGGCCGTTGCGCGCGTTATGGGTGCAACTCCCAAACGCGCGCACGTGCGCGCAAAGGATAGTTGCATGCGGTTCCATGCGGTTTGCTCTTCCGGCGCGCGTCCTCCGCGCTTTCCGGCGGGAGATACTCCGAACGCATGGCGCAAGCTATATCCGCGCCCATCTACTTGCGCGCGCATGTAACGGAACGCGCGCATGATCCATTGCAAATCCGCGCGCAAGGCCGCGCGCGCTTTCGCGCGCGCAACGTCCGGCCTCTTCCCGCGCGCATCTTCGCAAGCGCGCGCGAACACGTAGAACGCGCGCGCACGTAGAACGCGCGCACGCTTCACGATTGCCGCGCGCATGGCATAGGCTCCCGCGCCGGAAGAATCTTCCGGCCGATCCGACACTTGCGGGAGAAACGCAAGCGCGGCCGGATCGGTTGCTTCCGCCGTGGACATTTTCCGCAACGTGCGCGCCCCCGCGCGTGCTCCGGCCGCAACTATCGCGCGCGGCGTGCATGGGTGAACCGCGCAAGCGCGCGCGGCCATGCGCGCATGGCGCGCGGGCGCGTTGCTTGCAATGTCAAACGCGCGCAACGCGCGCGCCAACTCTTCACGCATGGCGGAAGCAACCTCTTCCTTGTAATCCCACGATGCGAGCGGAAACGCACGGCCGCCCCCCTCAAACTTCACGCGCGCGCGTTGCGTTATCGCATGCGCGGTTGCTTCGATTTGCGGGAGTGTCGGAACGTGCGCGCCGGACACGATCACTTCCCACGGCCGCGCGTAGAAGCGTGCCGCGCGAACGTGCGCGCTTGCGTCATGGGTGACGCTAACGGCCGCGCGCGGTTCTATGTCCCGCACGTGCGTTACCAGCGGATTTGCGCGCTTCCGGCCGCGCATGCGCGGGAAAGGTTGCGCGCTTTTCGGCCATGCAACCGATCCGGCCGCGCCGATAGCATCACACTCGAAAAGCGTGCTTCCGGCGATTGACGCATAAAGATCCGGCGTCACGGATTTGCGGGAGATACGTCCCGCGCGTGCCGCGCTTGCGCGGCCTTGCGTTGCTTGTGCTTTGCTTTTCATAAGCGTGCCGATCCTACCGCAAGCGCGCGCGCGAAACGAGACGAATAACATACAAAACGCGCAAAATAACATACACGCTTATAATTACTTATGAATAACCAAGAATACCTGGCGCACGACCCACCGAGATATTTTTTTTGACCGGCCCAGGCAAAATCCCAGGTAAAAATCGCCGTCCGTAATTTTTGCCCGTCCGTCCGCAATTTTGCCCGTCCAGCAAATTTACAGTGGCGCAAAACAAGGACGAGTGACGATTTACAACTACGTGCAAGGGATACTACGCGAAATTGTCGGGGCATGCTCGCAGGCCGAGGCCGCCAGCATGGAATTCACCATCCCCAAGGCCATCCACATCGCTCTGGACACTGATAAAGACGGCAAGGTGGCGGGGCCGGACATGGCCGTCGGACATATCGAGTTCACAATTCTGCTGGTCGGCCGTCCGGAGGCCGCCTGCCACAACTGACCGTCCGGCAAATTTACAGTGGTGCATGATTAGAGCATGAGCAACTGGTCACCGAGGGTTTGGTATATGTGCCTCAACCCATTTTTCGAAGGCGACAAGCCGCAAGTCCGTCATGAGACGTTCGAGGAGGCCAAGACGGAAGCAGGCCGTCTGGCGCTCAAAACGGGCCGCAAAATTCACGTGCTGCAATTGATCGGCACAATGCATCCGCCGCACATTCCGGCCCCGATCTGGGAGCAAAGAGCATGACCCAAAGTCTTTTTGAAACAGAAGTTCTCCCGCGCCTGGAGGCCAAGCGTGCCGATTGGCTCGCCGAGGCGCGCGCGGTCGCCAGACAACTGGGCCGCAGCGGGCCGGTCAATATCAACGACGTGCGCCGGTTGTGTCCTTTACCGCCCAGCATTGATCCGCGGGTCATGGGCGCCGTCTTTAACAAATCTGAGTGGGTCTGTGTGGGCTACAAGCGGTCATCCCGATCTACGTGCCATAACCGTCCGATAGGGACATTTGTGCTCCGAGACCCACTCAAAAACTTATGATGACCTACGACACCGACCCCGCGCTCCGCAAGTTGCGGCGCCGTTATCCCGGCTTGGAAATTGTGGACCGATGGGAGTCGCACTCCGACCGTCCGGTAAACGAGAAGTATAGCTGGCTGCGCTTCCAGGCGCATGAGCTGGTGACCGAGGACGTGCATTTGGACGCCATCCCCCGCGTGCGCGAGAGCGTCCACGAAACCGTGACCTTCCGCAAATTGGTCGCTTTTGGCGAGACGCCGGATGCGCTGGAGAAGTCGCTGATGGAGGCAACCCTATGAGACAAAACGACAAAACTAAAGCCACACGCAAAAAGAACACTGCCCCCAAACAGAGCGCCCACCAAATCATCCAAGGGCAGCAAGCCGAGATCGCATTGTTGGAAGATGCGTTGCAGGAAGCCCTCAACGCGACCGGCCTTGAGCTAAAAGAAAAAGCGCCCCGCCGCCCACGAACATCTGCCTCGCATCGTCGTGTGCTGCGTTCCTACGCCAATGCTGCGTTGACAGGATTGTTGAGTGGATATGCCTCCAGAGAAGGTAACACAGGACTAACGGCCGACGAAATCGCCCAAGCCGCATGGAAGGTCGCCGCAGCCATGAAAAGCCATGAAGATCAAGTTTCGCGATAATCGTGGCTACAGCTTTGAGGTCGAGGGCGATATGTCCGTCGAGAAGCTGCTGGAACTGGGCATCAACCGCTTCAAGCTGGTGCATCCAGACAAGCCGCTGGAACAGGGCGAGTGGCGAGCGGAGGAGCCGGAAAAGTGATGGATCACCTCATTCCCGCCTATCTGACCTTGGCCGCGTTTTTGACCTGCCTGTTGGTCTGCATTTTTGACTCCGACAAATGGTAAGAACGTGGACTTGCACGGTGTCCAATACACCGCCGTTTCTCAAGATCACCGGCTGGAAGCCGATCGTGGATGACGCTGCCACGGGGGCTGCCGCCAAGAGCTACCGTCAACAGCACGGGATCAAGGGCCGTGCCGTGGCGCGCAAAATGGGTATGTGTCCCTCGCATTTTTCCGAAATCGAGTCCGGCAAGCGGGGGTGGAACGGCGACAAAGCGGTGCGCTACTGGCACGCCGTGGAAGCCCTGAAAGGAGAATCAAATGGCACGGCAAACTGAAGTTCTCAAGGATTACGCCGGTCACGGGCTGGAATTCAAGGCTGGCGAGCGGTATCTTTTGGAAGATCCGACTCTGGCGCATCTGCTGATGATGGGGGTGGCAGGCAAGGTCACGGATGTCGAGATTCAGAGTGATCCGTCCAGCAAGGATGTTCTGATCACTCGCAGCGGCGGCTTCGGTGACATTCTATTTATGACGCCGACGATCAAGGCGTTTCTCGCTTTGGGCAGCAAAGTCACCGTTTGCTGCCATCGCAATTACGCTGATGCCCTCTCGGCTTTTCCGCAAATAGGTTACATTCCATATCCGATGCGGATGGGCCAAGTGATGCCCTACGGCTACCATGTTTGGCTGGAGGGGGTCATTGAGTTTGCGCCGGAACCAGAGCGACACGCCGTGGACCTGATCGCGGAGCGAGCTGGCGTGGAACTGGTCAGCAAAGAGCTTCTTTACTCCGTTCGCCCTGCCGATATGCAGTGGGCCAAGGAGAACTTTCCCCGCAATCGCAAGCCACGGGTAGGCGTGCAGCTCATGGCCTCCGCGCCGACGCGCACGTATCCGCACGAACTTATGCACAAAGCCCTGCTGGGTCTGCTCATGCATAATGTGGAAATCGCGATCTTTGGAAGTCCCGGCAGCGTAGAACTGACCGACGTCAATCCCAGTGTCTACAACATCGCCGCCGCCGCCAAGACGTTCGGGCAATCCTGCGCGGTATTGGCTGATTGCGATGTTGTCCTCGCGCCGGATTCGGCCATGTGCCATGTGGCCGGTGCGCTGGGCCTGCCGACTGTTGCTTTGTATGCGCCATTTCCTTGGAAAGCGCGCACGGCTTATGCGCCGTCCATCCGTGCCTTGAGTGGCAATCTTAAGTGCGCGCCTTGCTATTGGCATGGACGCGGCTCGGCTTACCCGGCGCACGGGCCTTGCGCGCAGACGGGGAAATGCGAAGCGCTGGCGACAATCGAGCCGGAACGCATCGTGCGCGAAACTATGCGACTGCTGGAGGAGAAACGGACTCGGGGGGGTCAAGTGGCTTCTGGCAGCGCGGGCGGCATCTCATCTGGGGATGAGGTGCCGCCCACAACTTTGCCTTACGAGCTATGAATGCGATGTGTCCTAATTGCGAGGGCATGGGCGTGATTCACGCTCAGTTTGGTTTTCCTTCCGATCAGGACAACGAGGACGCGGCATTTGTCATGCCAGAGCGATGCTGCGACCGCTGCGAAGGGCAGGGGCATCTCTTTGGCGACCAGGCTAAGCAGGTTCTTGCCGGCCGCGAGTTGTTCAAAGCGCGTCACGCCCGCGACATCTCGATGCGCAAAGCGGCTAACGATCTTGGGGTTGTTCCATTTTGGAACTGGCAAGAGGCCGAATGGGGGATGTGGCCCTTGGCAAAGATCCAAGAGTTGAAAAACAAACTGGAGGAAAAATGGCCGCTCGATGGATAGCCGTAGGACTGCTTGCCGCCGGTTATGCGGGTTGCGCCCATCCAATTTGGCGCGACACCGCGCCGTGGAACTTTCCTCCCGCCGAGGAGTGGAACAAGCCTCTGGAGTTTTCTTGGCAGAACGCGGTGGACAAATACCGGGAATGGACGGCGCCGGAAGGTATGGAGTGGGACTTCTTAACCCGCAGCTACCGGCCGATTTTGACCGAATGGCATGACTAGCGCGATCCTTATAGCTCTCACGGGCCTTGCTTACGCGGTGATCGGCGTCGAGCAGGCCATCAACGGCAAAATCCCACAGGCCATGATCTGGTTTGGCTACAGTTTTGCCCAAGCGGGGCTGTGGTGGGTAACGATCAAATTATGACTTTGGCGGCAACAAGGAATGCGGCGGTGTGTTCACTTTCACTGGTCATTCATATCCCTTGTTCCGTAACCGCATAAAACGGAACCCGCCAACTACTTATGTTTGCACTCGAAACCATCTATCGTCGAATCTGGGGCGGCCAGCCGCGCTTGGTCGCTGAAGTAGGAGTCAATGAACCGGAGAAATGCTCCGTAGCGCCGTGGCTGCGCAAGGGCGTGGAAGGCATCTTGGTCGAACCGCTGCCTTGGTGCTGCGCCCGCTTGCGCGAAGCATTTCCGACCGCCAAGGTTGTTGAAGGCGTGGTAGGAGCGACCAGAGGCGAGGTCAAACTCTACGACCGTGGCGAGGGGAGCTGGATCGAAGACGTTCCCAAAGGCCAAGCGCCGGATGAGCACCACAAACATTCGGCCATGAATCGCGACAGCTTCGATCCGCAGTTTGTGCGGACAGTGACCAGCTATCCTTGGTGGAGCTTGGAAAAGCACCAGCTTGATGTGCTTTGCGTGGATACCGAAGGCGCCGAATGGTTTGTCATCCGCGACATGCGGACGGAGCCAAAGCTGATCCGGCTGGAGATGCACTTTACCCACACCGGATGGCGCAACCCGTTCTATCAGGAAATTTGCGACAGCCTTCATTCTTGCGGCTACGAGATTTTGGGCGAGGATGTCAGCGATATTTTATGGGCGAAATACTAAATTCGAGCGAAGAAATTCACCACGGGGCAAAATCCGTTCGCGCGGGCTACCACATCTATTGGAAGTGGCGGAAACAGCGCAAATACTTCGCGGGCACAACGAGGTGCGGATTGACAATCCATGACTTTATCAACGCAGGGCTGGGCTACAAAGAGGCGGGGATTGCCTTGGCAACAGCCACAATGCCCATGTGGACCTTGGATCGAGCGCAAGCACAGTTCTTTTCGGCCTCTTATTTGGAAATGCTGAGTTGGGATCTGGATTACATAACGAAGGATAAAAAGCATAAGCTGCATTTGGAAAAAGCCGTCAAAGTGAAAAAAGAACGCCATCGTCCGAATTGACACGCCTCCTTCGACATGGCGGCGGCTGACTGGGCAGAAATTTATGCGAGCTACACAGATGCGGAGCTTGCGTCCGAGATTGAGGATTTGAAAAAGCTGGCCTCGCCCTTTGCCAGCCAACAGGTCGGGAGCAAGTCCTACACCAAGGATCTGCGCGAAGTGCGCGACCGGCTTCAGGCCGCCAACAGAGTAAAACGGATGAGAAACTATCGGGAAGAGGACTTCACCGCCGTTGCCGATTTTTCGGGAGTCACTGTTTAAGTGGAGCAAAAAATCACATTTTTCGACAAAGCACTGGCCGCCGTCTCACCTGAGGCGGCTGTTCGTCGTTTAACGGCTCGCTACTGGCTGACCGAATTTGAGCGCGGGGATTGGAAGGCCGAGCAGCGGGGTTACAGCGGTGGCCGCAGCCGTCACGCCGCCTCCGAATCCGCTCGCCGCAACCGGCAGCGGATTGACCGCGTTTGGGAGGCACGGGACATGGAGGAGAAGTTTCCGTTTGTGCGCGGCCTGCTCGACAAGCTGGTGCAATATACTTGCGGGTCAATTACTTACCAAAGCCGCACGGGAGACACGGAGATGGATGCGGCCTATCAAGACTACTTCCACGATTGGTGCGGACGAGCGGATCTAACCGGACGCTTCCGCTTGGTGGAGCTTCTTCAGCTCGGTTTTCGCGGCATGGTGAGGGATGGCGAGTATGGCTGGATTCTTGTTCCTGACGGCGACGAATTGCGCCTCCAGCCCATCGAAGCCGACCGGATCGGCGGCCCCGACCGGATTAATTCCGACGAGTCCAATATCCAGGGCATCAAGATCGACGAATACGGAAGGGTGGTGGGTTACGAGATCTACAAGCGATCCCGCATGGGCCAATACAACTTGGAGATGGAGATCGGGCCGGATTCCTTCCTGCACCTTTTCCGTCCCATCCGCGCCGACCAATATCACGGCGAGAGTTGGATGAGCTGCGCCCTTCCGCACGCGCGGGACATTCACGAACTTTTTGGCTTTGAGAAGCAGGCCATGAAATTCGCGGCGGCGTTTGCGGGCTTTATTCGCCGCAAGGACAGCGTTCCGACCGGCTCCGGTCTGGATTGGCTGACGAAGAAAGACGGATCGGGCTCAACCAATTCGATGCGAGTCGAGGCCGGAATGATCAAGCGGCTTCAGGAAGGCGAAGACATTACGTTCCCCGGCAGCACGGGCCGTCCTTCTGCCAACCTCATGCAGTTTGTCCAGATTCTCGTCAGGGAAATCGCCTTGGGCATGAACTTGCCCTACGGGTTTGTTTACGACATGGCCCAGCTTGGCGGCGTGACCGCCCGCATCGAAGTCATGCAGGCCATGCGCGCCATCGCGACTTACCAGCAGCTCATGGTGGACAAGGTGCTCAATCGGCTGCGCGACATCGTGATCGAGCGCGGCATCGCCATGGGCGCGGTTCCGTGGCATCCCGATTGGCAGCAGGGTAGCTGGAACTTCGGCGCCCGCTTGACCGGCGATACCGGCAACTATGTTCAAGAACAACTGCTCCTTTTGCAGAACGGCCTGATCACGCGCGGCAAGATTGTCGAGGAGATCGACGGCAGCAGCAGCTTGGAAATCAGCCGCACCTTGGCTCGCGAAGTCAAAGAGCTTCAGGAAGTTGCGGCCCAGAGCGCCGTGCCAATCGAACTCATCTCGCCGTCGCTCAGCAATGCGACCCAGATGCTGGCGGCCATCAACATGCCGCCCGCCCCGCCCCCGCCAGCGCCCAAGGGCTACATTGCCAAGGTCGGCGAGAAGCCCGCCGCGCAACTCATCGAAGTGCTGACGGCCTATGCCGAAGGCAAGCTGGAGCGCGAAAGCGCGATCCAAAGCCTGGTCTTCGTTTACGGCGTCCCGCGCACCAAGGCCGAAGCCCTTGTGCCGGAAAAGCGCCCCAAAGTGGAGCAAACTAATGGAAGCGGAAATTCAAACAGCGGAAGCGTCACAGCAAGCGGCGGCGATGAATGAGTTGCGGTCCCTCGTGGACCGCGCTGACAAGCTGACGATGGACTTGGCCATTGCCCGCCGTGATCTGCAGCAGCTTCGGAACGGGATGCAGATGTTTATTCACAGGTGGGGGACAGTGGTATGAAATTGGTGCGCCACGAATTGGCCGGAAAGTTTCGTATTTCGCGGGAATACATTAAGTGGAAGTCGCAGGCGGCAACAATGACTCCCGCTGACTTTCTGAAAAAGGCTTTGCCTTTTGGGAAAGGAGGCGCGCATGGACCGGCTGTAGAGAAATACCGAAAGGCTATCCGGTCAGGGGAAAAGATTGATGCGCCGCAACTTTTTGTAAACCGCGCGCGCGGCGGCGGATTCAATCATCCGGCGAATTTCAAAGTCACCGGCCATGAGGGAAGGCATCGCATGGTGGCTGCACAGCAAGAGGGCATCACTAAGGTTCCGGTGGAAATCGTGGCCTACCAAGAGCCGCGCTTTCCCGATCGTTCCCCAGCGTTGCGTAAAGCCATGAAGATGCCGAGGCACTTCAAGCCGGAGAACAAAGAAAGCAGGTTTGCCCGAATTGACAGGGGACGACTTGAGATGAGTAGTCGCCGCCAAGAGCCATTGCCAATTGGATATGAAGCTGGGATTCCACTGACCGGCAGGGTTCCAAGAGATCGTTGGGTCAAAAAGATCAGAGATGAGGACTTGGACCGGCGCGATGCCAATTTGCTTCGCGCGGGCGTGGCCGGAGCAGTCGGAGGCGCACTCTTACGTAAGAGTTACCGGCCCGGAAAACTTATTCCAAGCGGCGCAAAAGTAGGTCCTGCGCGCGCCTATTTGCGCGCAATGCCGACGGGCAGTGCCGCAGGTTTCGGCGCGGCGGCCGGAATTGCTGGCGTTTTAGGCATTCGACAGTTGACCAAGCACCGCCGCGATCCTTACGGAGAGCGTCAGAGAGGAGACAAAAAGGCCGAAAGCGTTCCGGCTCTTGCCGGTATAGGGGCAGCTGGATATGGCGCTTACAGGATCTTACGTAAGAAGTTCAAGATGTCGGATGGACGTTTTGAATTTGCCGAAAAGAAAAAGAAGGAGATAAACCCATATCTAACCGCGGGCCTTTCTGGTGCTGCATCCGGCGCCGGTCTTGGCGGCCTAGCCCTGCTTCGCAGGGGAGTAGGTCTCGGCGGCGCCCTTAAAACCGGCGCTCTGGGAGCCTTGTTTACCGGCGGGGTTGTTGGCGGTGGCAGCATTGTAGGAAGCAAAATCGTAGGCGAACCCAAACCCAAGGAGCGCGCGCCCTTTGCCATCCGTTCTGCGGTTGGCGGTGCCATCGTTGGCACGGCGGCGGGGGCTGCGGGCGGCCTGCTCATGCGCCGAGTTCCCAAAATTAACCGCAAAATTGCCGGTCTCGCCAATGAATGGCGTCCAGCTAATTGGCTAACCAAATCTGGCTCTCTCAAAGCCACGGGCGTCGGTGCAGTGGCCGGTGGCGGCTATGGCGCATTTACCGGAGCCGATGAAGGACAACAGGTGGACACCATTCGCAATCTTCGCAAAGACATCCGCAAAATGTCGGCAACTAGCCGCACCATTGAACTGGCTGGATGTTGCAACAGCTGCATGAAGCAGCGGATTCAACGCTCGACAGAGTTCATCAAAAGCAAACTCAAGAACAAAGTAAAGATGCAATCGACTTCTGAAACCATTGAGCTGGAAAAACCGTTTCATGGCTACAACAAGAAGCGCCATGCCAAGACCGGCGGCCTGAACGACAGCTACCGCAAGCAATACAACCGAGAAAATGGCAGCAACCTCAAGCGTCCGGTCACGACCGAGCCGAGCAAACTCAAGCCGGGTAGCAAGTCGGCCAAGCGGCGCGCCAGCTTTTGTGCGCGCATGGGAGGTATGCCGGGTCCTACGAGCAAGGATGGCAAGCTGACGCCAAAGGGAGCCGCTTTGAAGCGGTGGAATTGTTCCACCGAGCAAAAACTTGTGGAGTTCGGCATTGCGGGGAGAGCTTTGCAAAAATCGCTCTTCATCGGAAAGGCCAAGCCCCCGATCCGCCTCCCGTATCCTAAGGGAGAAATCATCAATCCACTTGTTGACAATGTAAAGCACCCGACAAAGCAAGCAATGCTTGTCGATATGCGCAAGCGTCAGCCCTCGTGGAACCGTGGCATCAAAAATAAACTTCGCAACTTCGTCGAAGACTATTTGATGTCCGACAAATCGCAGCCGTTGGAATTTCAACTGACGGAAGAACAGCGTCAGCTGCGCAACGCCGCCCTTATTGCCGGAGGTGTCGCGGTTCCGGTCGGCACGGCCGCTTATCTTGGCATTCGCTCAATCAAAAAAGCCAATGCCGCAAATGAGGCCATGTATAAAACCGCGGTTGCCGGTGGGGCCCGCCCCGCCGATGTCCTCGGCAAATACGTCACGGGCAAAGATCGCAAAGTGGCTCGCGGCACCCCGCTGGCGCTCCCGCCGTCTGAATTCGCCAAACAGTCTTTGCGCAAGCGCGGCCTCGGAGAAAATGGGCCAGCCATTAGTAAAGTAGACCGCTACCGCCGCATTGCCGCTGAGCGGGCAACCTTAACGTCCCGCAGAGGGCAAATCAGCCTTCCGCTCGGCTCAAAATTGCGCGGGGAACTTATCATGCGCAAGTCCGCCGATCGCGGCCGCATGCGGGCAGGCAGACAATTGCGAACAGACCGCTCGTCCGCCCTTCGTCCGATCATCAAAGATTCGTTGCCCGAAGGTCGCAAGTCTGTGCCCGTTGGCAGCAGCAAAGTTACCCTGAAGTCTGGCGCCGTGGGTCAGGTTGAGCATGCCCCACTCATGAGTTCGGAGCGTATGATCTCCACAGGTAAAAATCTGCAAGAGGGTATTAGAAATCCCGCTTTGCACAGCAGGGGCGAGCGCAAAAATATGATTGCTGCCTTGGCGTTGCTGCGCCGCAAATTCAAATTTGCATCTAATCAGCCGACTCACGCTTTTGATATTTGGGTCCGCAACGAAAGAACTGGCCGGGCTTCAGGCTTTAAAGACTACGTGCGCGGCGAAGACTTGGTGGATCGCGAGGGCCGCGCCGCCACCGTCACACTTCCTACGTTTATCAGCTCTGCTCGCCGTGAAGCAGAAAAAGGATTCCGCACAGCGCGCCGCACCGCTCGCCTCGGGAAAGATGTGACAGAGGTTGTGCAGGGCAGGAAGACCAAAAAGAGAGAATGGGAGAAGGGATACTTTCAGAAAGCTGTCGCCGTCGCGGCTCTGACCGGAGGACTTGCCGCCCATGGCCTTGTCATGCGCCGCGCCCTGCGGCCAAACGCCCCCAAATGGGTGAGCGGTTACTCCGATAGCGTGAAGGGCGCCACCAAATACGTTGTAGATCAGAAGAATAAAATGCGGGATTCGGTAACGAAGAGCGTTGGCCTGATGAGCGCGCGACTCAACCACACGATCGTGCTTTTTGAGGACAAGCCCAAGAGCACTTGGAAAAAAGCGGCAGGCGTGGCGGCAGGGCTGGGAACAGCCGCGCTCGGCGCGAGCATGCTGCCAGCCGCCTACAAAATGGCAAAAATCCAAATTCGCCATGGCGGCAACGTCGCAAAAAGAAAAGTGTTTAAGTCGCCGAAAAGCGACCCCTATAACGGCGGGCGATTTGTTTCTGACTATCTCGATGCATCGCAGGCCGCTCTTAACAGCGGCATTCATGGAAAAGTGATTGGCAAAGTTCTGCAAACGGCGAAGCAAAAGCCAGGCGGAATGACAGCTGCCGTATTGCGCAAAACGGGCGTTGCCGGAGACGATTTCAAGGTCAGTCATTATGCCAGGTTCAGGGCGGGTCAAAAAGAAGCTCTTGGCCATTGGGACTGGGAGGTTGGCCAAAGAGTCAAAAGCAAGTCCGGTCACGCCCGGATGGCTAAACGCCGCGATGCGGCTCAGAAAGAAATACAAGACCGACTCTACAATTACGGTCAAAATGAAAAAGAGGCCATACGCCATGTAGCGACGAGCACGCGCAACAAGGATGTTCGCGATTATTTCGATCAATTGGCCGCCCATAAAAAGGGCGCGGCAAAAATGTATGCGCGGCGCCTTGCCTTGGCTCCCGTGGCCGTTGTCGGCGGCGCGGGCGTAGCGGCAGCTTCCAGCCGCAAGGAGTTTTCCTATTACGATGCAGATATGGAAGGGTGGGATCTTCGCGATGCACGCGGCCGCAGCGCCCGAGTGTTTGCGCCCAACAGCAAGCGGAGGGTCCGGCGAGAATCCAAATGGCATGAGCGCAAGCGGAACCAGCGCAATTTGCTTATCGGGGGCGGCCTTGTTGCTGCCATTGGCACTGGCGCAGGCGCCTTGGCCATTGGCGGGGCGGGCCGCGCAAAAGCAGTAAGTGCAGTCAAAAACCGCATGATGGGCATGATCAACAGGGTTCGGCGCAACCGTAGCATTCGGCCCAAGCCGAGCAAAGAGTGGCAGCCCACGCTGCTTCCCGCCGCGACGGCATAGTTGACTAGAAAGAGCAATTTATGGACGAGATCAAAAGCAAGCTGGTTGCCTTGGAGGCAAAAATTGATGAGAAGCTCTTTGCCACTTATCGTGGCCCTGACGGTCGTTTGTATCAGGAAGAAGATGGCTCGCTTCTGAAAACCGGCGCCGCTGGCGTTGGCGTTGGAGCCGCGGGGTATGGAGCCGTTAAAGCGGATCGCGCCATCATGGGAAAATATGGCCGCCGCAATTTGCTGCCGGTCGGTGACATGGAGCCCGGCAGCCCACGCTCCATTGCCAACCGGGCCGCAGCTCCTCTGCGTCCCACGTTCGGATCTGACGGTCCTCGCTTTACTTCCGAGGTCAATCGCCGCGAGGCCTATGGCTCTATGCTGAACAGCCTGCGCAACAAAGCGGAAGCAGGTGCCTCTCAAGCAGGAGCTATCGGTCAAAAAATTCAAGACCGCGTCGGCGGCTATGCTGCTCGCGCTGGAGAGATTGCTCAAGAAATGCCCGGGCGCTTCAAGAGAGCAGGGCGGCTTGGCCCCAAAATGGTCAAGTCAGAAGGCCTTATGGGCGGTCTCCGCGGCATCGCCCGAATTCTTACGGCAGGCAGGCTAAAGTTTTCCGCAAAAGATCGTTTGGTAAAGCTGACGGAACAGCTGGATCGCTAACATGGATTCCGCGCTTCGCCCAAGCATGATCGAGTTTGTCGATCCGCGCCCGCGCAACGACATGGGTCAGTATGTGGCGAATGAGACGGGCGGGGTGGATCCGAATTCCATGGCGGCGGCTTACGGGAACGTGGACGCCGAGAAAGCCCAGCGCCGCTCGATGATCGCGCAACGGCTCAAACAAATGATTGGCATGGCCAGTAAGAAAGAAATGAATGCGTTGACGCCTAAAATTGAGCTTGGAGTTGGCCGTGCCGCTCTAGCCGGAGGCGCCGTGCTCGGCGGCGCGGGACTGATCAAGGGTCTGGCAGGCGGCGCCGTATTAGGAGGCGCGCTGGGGGCTATCAAGGGCGCATTCAAAAAGGATCAAAGTATTTGGCAGGGCATGAAACAGGGCGCTGGAACCGGCGCTGGACTAGGCGCTGCTGCGGGCGGTATCGCAGGAGCCGGACTGGGCGCTGGACTAGGCGCTTCATTATTCAAGAGGGGAATGATTAACCCGAAATTCGCTGGTGCGCGCCCTTGGCCGGGGACTAAATCCGCCGCTTTTGGAGCATGACGGAAAAGCAACGGCGCGGCGTGACGATCAAAACGCCACAGGGGGATAGTGCGCTGAGCCTGCTTTACAAGTGGGAGCAGTTGGCGAACACGGGCTTCTCGCTCGACAACTTGTATGTGAAGCATTCCCCGGGCAAGGGCTTGGGGGTCTTTGCCCGCCGTGAAATTGCGGAGGACGAATACATCGAGTTCTGTCACTGCATCACTTGCGATACGCCACGCCAGTTTTTGGCTGAGCCCCAGATCAGCCGCTACGCTTACGGCAACGACAATATCGCCATGCTCCTTCTGGGATTCGGGTCGATCTACAATTCAGCGCAAAGCGCTGAGACGGCCAACGCGCAGTATGCGGTGTTTTCCCAGAACAAGCTGGTGGTGTTCTGGGCCTCCCGCCTAATCGAAGCTCATGAGGAAATCTGCGTCTACCACGGAGAGGGATTCTTCAACAAGTGGTGCAAGCCATCGCAACCGATGGTGGCCATGACGGTCTAAATTGACACGGCTCTCTGGGCATGGGCTCAGAGATCATTCAATTCAACTGTAACACGATCAGCGGTCGTGTGGACCGCGACAGCGGCGTTATTCGCGGCGTAGCTGTTATTACCGGCGGCGTCACAGCGCGCGGTCACAATCTGGAGGTCGATGACAAAACGCTCAAACAGATTGTCGAGTGCGGTAACGACAAGGGGCGGGTCCAGGTCAAGCTGAACCACAAGGATCCGCAAGCCTTACAATCCATTTGCGGGTTTTTGGAGGGATTTCGTCGCGAGGGCAACAAGGTTGTCGCCGATTGGCATCTCTTAAAGTCCCACGAGGAATACGACAAGATCATCGAGCGGGCAGAGCGGATGCCCGACTGCTTCGGCTTGAGCGCGGCATTCGCCGGACCTCCCAAGGGAGAAAAGCTCAAAAACGGCAAAGCCGCGGCGCGTTGCGAAGAACTCCTCGCCGTCGATTGCGTGCCGATGCCTGCGGCTAATCCAGCGGGCCTTTTTTCGGCGCTAGTTGACAGCGAGCAAAAAGAAAACCTTATGGACCAAAAAGAAGCCAACCAAGCAACAGAGCCGACGCTGACTGACGTTATCGCCGCTCTCCAACAGGTGCAGGAAACGGTCAACGCTGTGGCTAATCGCCAAGCCGAGATCGACGCCCTTATTGAAGCCAACACGCCCCTTTCCGCCGAGGAACTGGAGCAGCTTGCCGCGATGAGCGACGAGGAGTTGGCCGCGCAAGGGATTGACCGCACCGAAGTCAACGAAGCCATCGCCGCTTACAACGCCGCCGTCGAGGCTGGTGAAGGCGACGAAGCGGAAGGCGAGGCTGGCGAAGCCGAAGCGGCTCCCGCTGAAGCTGCCGCACCTGCCGGTGCCGCGCTGTCCGCGCTGCGCAAGCGTGTGGTTGAACTTGAGGCCAAGCTGGCCGGTGAAAAGGAAGACAAGGAATCCGCCGAGATCATGCATGCGTTCGATGTGCTTGAGCAGAAGCAGGCGGCCCTGATCGCGCAGAACGAAGCCCTTCAGCGGACCATCCGCCTCCAAGGCATCAAAGCCGCGACTCCTGGGACCGAGTCTTTCCGCATGTTCTCCGCCGATCAAGGCGACGACAAGGTGACTGAGTTTGACCGCTTGGTGAGCGCGAAAGCCACCGAGCTGGAATCGCAGGGTAAAGCGAAGGCGGCGGCTCGCGCCGAAGCCATCCGCTTCACGATGAAAAGCAATCCCCGCTCGTATGCGGAACACAACGCCGCCCGCGGCATCGTGACACTGGCCGACAAATAAGGAGCAAATTTATGGCATACATCGACGACAGCAAGGCGAGTTTCCTCGCACTCGGGACCAGCGGAATCGCCGGCAATGTGCGAGTCAAACTCGACAGCACCGGAAAGATCACTCTCGCGGGTCAAGGCGACCAGGAGATCGGCGTGACCGATTTCAAGGTCAACGACAACACAACTCCGGTCAAAGTTCACCTGACCAACGGTGGCGGATCGCTGGAAGTCATTGCAGGCAGCGCAGTCGCTGTCGGCAGCGTCGTCAAGCGTGCGGCCAACGGCAAGGTGGCTGCAACCGGCGGCACCGATTACGGCATCGCCGCGCAAGCCGCTTCGGCTGACGGCGATACGATCGAAGTTTTCCCGCTCTAATCAAGGAGGTAACAATCTATGTATACAAATGCTGACGCACTAATCCGCCCGGAACTCCAGGCGGTTGTTCAAGAGGCCTTGGAAGCTGAAAAGTTTTTCATTGCCGACATGGTTTTCCCTCCTTTCGCGAGCAACACCAAAACTGGCGAATATAGGAAAATCAAGAAGGGCACGGGCAACATCTTGGCGAGCAACAGCTCCGACGAGACGCTGCGTGCACCCCGCACGGCCTACAAAGAGGTCGACAGAACTTATGAAAAAGCGAGCTACGCTTGCCGCGATCGCGGTTTGACCGAAGTGGTCGATGACAGCGATCAGCACGACTTGGCCCGCTTCTTCGACGCCGAGCAGGTGAGCACCAAGCTCCTCCTCTCCAACATCCTCCGCGCTCAAGAAGCGCGCGTGGCCGCCAAGGTCATGAACGAGGCAACCTGGGGCAAGGTGGATGCATCGGTGGCTTACACTGAAGCGAACATCAACACGCTTGACGTTCCGCTTGACTTCGAAGAGGCCATCGCGCGAGTCCAGAAACGCGGGGAGATGGTCAACACGATCATCATGAGCCGCAACATTTGGAAGCGTCTGCGCCGCTCGACTCAGCTGCGCAAATACATCTACGGCGACAATGCCGGTGGAAAAATCATCACCAAGGACGTTTTCTTGGCGACCTTCCAAGACAGCGCTCCGATCACCAACCTTTTCATCGCCGAGGCTGTTGTCTCGACCGCGAAGAAAGGCGAGGTCGTGGCTGACAACAAACTCAGCTACATCTGGGGCGACGATTATGTTTGGATGGGTTCGATCGCTGGCGGAGATCCGTCGATGGGCGGCGCGGGCCGCACCATCTACTGGGCCGAGGACGTCGAGTTCAACTATGTGGTGGAGAGCTTCCGCGACGAAGCGCGCCGCAGCGACGTGATCCGTGTTCGTCAGTATAACGAAGAGCACGTGGTGAACGAGTGTGCCGGAACGCTGATCAAGACGAACTACGCATAACACTTCTGGTGTGGGTTGGGACTGCAAAAAAACACCCGTCAGCAATGGCGGGTGTTTTTTTGCGTTAGTTGACGGGCGCCTACCAATGTGTTTGACGAGGCGTTTACAAGCTCGGACGAGGAGGCTTTCAAGATCCTTTCGCCTGATACGGTAAAGGTGTGGCAATCCTCGGCGCCCCAGGCTGTGCGCGTGGCCCGGGCCATTGAGATGCCACGGGAATTGTCCGGTGATTTTCGCGAGGGCGGCCGGCAAAAGGTGATCAACTTCGAACTGGAGGCCGACGCGGCTCCGCTGAGAGCAAGCACCGGCCTGACGGTTTTGCCGGAAGTAACCGATGGCTGGCTGGCCGAATGGCGCACGGTGCAGTATCGGATTCTGGCCGTGGTATGGCAGGGCGGCACGGCGACTCTGCGCCTCGGACCAGTATCTGATCCATCCGGGTGGTAATATGAATGCAAGCATTGAAATGGAATTGATGGTGGCCGGGGCGCTGCGCGGTATGCAGCCGCCGCTCGGTGTGCCGGTGCTCGAAGGGCGGGCCAAAACGACCAGACCCGCGACCTACATCGCGGTGAACGCGGCCGAGGAAGAGTATCTGGTCAATCAGCTCATGAAGGTGACGGTCGAGATCCTGCATGTGTCGCAGATGGATGACTCTCTAACTGAGACGGCGCGCGCGGCGCTGCAGCGCATCTACGGATTTTTTGCCGACGAGAGCAGCGTGTTG